TCGCGGCGCGCATCGAAGCCCACGCCGCTCGCAAAGTGGCCAGAGAGCGCGAGCGCTGCGCGCAATTAATCCGGGGTGGAAAGACAGGCGGGAGTAGTGAGTATGCTCGTGGCTGGGATGATGCCTGTGATGGTCATGCCGCCGCCATCCTCAATCAGGAGCGGTCATGACCGATGATATTATGGCCGCCTTAGCGCGGATCGAAGAACAGAACCGGCAGATTATCGCCATGCTCAGCGGGCGATGGAATGGGAGAGAGATCTACGATCCCACAGACCCATTCCCGGGACAGCGGGGCGGATATACGCATGTAACGGCAGCAACCCAGTGCCCACGTTGCGGCATGTATTACGGGCTTGATGGGCACTTATGCCCGCTGGGCTACCCTAACCGTTGACGCGTCCGCTGCGCCTCATAGGCAATGCGACCGCACTTATCCGGATCGCAGCGTATGAGCGCCTGGGTGTGTGATTGTGCGCCGCATTCCAGGCACGCCCATTCCCAAGCGCTAGTCTCTTCGTATGCGATCTCAGCTATCCGTTTCTTGATAGCCCCGAAATCGTCAGCAACCATTGGGGCCGCAGCTATTGTTATTGCCGATGGCCGAGACGTAATCCCCCGGATCTGCCTTAGCTCCGCTCTCATAGACGCGCACATAAGCGATATCCATGGATGTCGGTAGGCTAACCGATACGCCACCAGCTTGCCCACCCATCGCTAGATCAAAGAGCAGTTCTAGGTTGTAGCAGCAGGAGCCGTCGGCACCCATCTGGAAATCGTAGGTGCCTGTCTCAGCCTCAAAGCCGTCCACGTACATATAGAAGACGTGTGTGGGCTTGCCGGTAGCCGGGTTGATGTTCTGGCCAGTAGGCCCCGGTACTATTTGTAGAGCAAACGTGTGGTAGGCTTGGCTGAAGTCAACATTGGTATTCCAGCCCATCCAAGACGGATTGGTTGACCATGACCAGCCTGCCGGCACGTGAGAGCCATCCCAAGTGTATGTGCTGCCAATGCTGTTCCACGGCCCAGGCACATTGCCGTTCCATTGCGGGTGCAAGCCAAGAGCGCTAACGCTGTTGATGAACTCAGCGACATCTAGCTCCGGAGGCCATGGAGCGCTACCGTTGGAGCCTACCAGCGGCTCTGCGGCGGCCCAATCTGCCGGCCACGTTCCACCGGCTTGCGGCATCTTAATTTTAGCCTCGATATAGTAGCCGGTGGTGGCTGAGCCGACATTGTACGTCAGCTTGCCGCGCAGCATACCGGATGGCTCTCTACCATCAGATGCGCGTGGCCCATAGGCAGTGAGTGCAACGCCCCCACCGCTGATCATGCAGTGGTTGCAGTTGCCGTCCTCGCCTTCCTCGAAGAACTCCGTCTCTCCGGTGGACGGGATATAATTAGCCGTAGCTGGGTTGGCGTACTCAAGGAACCACTTGTTCTGATCGATCTGACTAGAGGTAAACTCATCGTCAAAGACCATCGTGTAGCCATTAGGCACCCACTGCGAGGGTGTCGGCCCCGGAGGCGCTGCCGGAGGCGCTGTCCACTGCCAGCCTGGCACAGTCTCCATGGAGACGGCTGTACCCGCTGCATTGGGCAACAGAACTTGCCCTAGCGCTTCGATCTCCATCGGCAAGCCATTGCCAGCTGGCGCTATTGTCATAGCGTTGCCAGAAGATGCGTTGTCCCAGATGGGATCTACGGGTAGCCCTGGCTGGCTGAAATCAATGGCGTTCCAATTGCCGCCGCCAACGCACTCAAGGAAGTTAATGCCACTAGCGCCCTGCCAGTAAGCCCATTGCTGGGTTAGCGCTCCGTTCGACGGATTGAGCGCGGTATAGCCATTAGCGCAGTCCAGGGCTTCTGTCTGGTTGCCGACTTGGTAGGTGATCTCCCCCTGGCTCAGGAGCGTTTGCGCTGATGCAGTGAGCGGCGAAAGAAACAAAGCGAGAACAACAAGGGCACGCTTAAACATTGCGAACACTCATGGTTGTGGTGCCATATGGAAAGGCGAAGAGAATGCGCAGCGCTATTTCTGGGGTGGCCGTGAAAGTAATGGGTGGCGCGCCGTGATCGATCGTCCACTTGTATTGGACGGCGGCATCTTCGGGCTTTAGATAGCGTTCATCCTTGACCCTTCGCGCCTCGATGGCCTTGAATGCTGCCGCGTCCTGTACAGCCTCGCGGTGCATTTGTTCCGTAATGCCATCGGGCAATGACGCTCTTTGATATGCTTCTTGCAGAGCTTTGTAGTGCGCTTGTGGCGTAATGCCATCGGGGAAGCATCCCTCAGGGTCCGTGCATACAGGACAGTCCGGCATACCCATGTCATATGCGCCATGCTCTGGGCATACAGGGCCCCGATGGTTCTCCATATGGAAGCAATCCGGTCCGTATTGTGTTGTCATCAATTTTCCCCGATCAGCGACGCACTTTTCACAATTACGCCGAAACGCGCAGTTTGGGAGCGTGCAAGATGGATGTATTGGGCACTGCCATCCAGCCATCAGAACCTAACGATTCCCCCCCTAAACATGGCTTCCCGTGGTCCACATACATGCACTAGCTCGGGCCACATAAGCTCGCGATCCACGAAGCTGAATACGGCAAACCCTGGCCGCCAATCGACGCTACGGGCTTCTGTGTAGTGTACGAACTGGGGTGCGTACGGCGTAGCTAGCATGCCGGTATCGACACCCCACCGGGTGCCATTGTAGTCGCTGTACGGCGTGATCTTGAGGCTATGGAGATGCCCGGTGGCAATCGACTTGCCGGCGCTCTTAGTGTTATTGTATGCCGCATGAGTGCCGCCAGCCGCACGGTGTTTGATAACTAAACTGTCATTCACCCACAGCGACCAACAGCGCTCCCACTCGGGGAAATGGTCATGAAGGTGTACCCCTTCTATTCCTTGATACTCAGGGATAGCATTAGCGACTTTGCTCTCAAAGCGGCTGTCGTGATTGCCAAGAGTCCAGATGCAGCGTGCGCGCCCGATTGCTGTGATTGCCGAAAGCTGCTTTTGCGCAGCCTTCAGCTCTTGCATCAATGTCGGTTTCTGCTCCCAACCGATGCTGGGCCAGCGACCGATTGAAGCGCCGTCTATCACATCGCCGTTGAGCACCACGGCTGCTAGCCGGTCCCTGAAGTGGTCGATAGCCCAAAGAAAAGCCCGCATAGCGGGCGATGGTTCCGGTTCCCAGATGTGGGCATCGCTGCCCACTAAGATAACTCCATTGTCTACGGCGAGATCCAATCTACCGGGATGGTCGATAAGGATTGGGGGGCGAGCTACGGCACGCAGCCGCACTATCTCAAGCCGGTGTTGCAAGGTGGAGCGCGAGATACCAAGCGCTTTAGCGGCAGCGGCTATATTGCCGCCGTGCTTTTCCACGGTTACCCGAGAGGCTTCCAGTATCTCCCCCGGTACTGGTCTAGCTACCATCTTCCGTAAACCATTGGCCTTCTGGGCCACAGTGGCGATTATCCAACACTGAGAAGCGTTGATATTCACAAGTGGTAGACAGAATGTCTCCGGTAATGGGAGATATCCCCTGATTTGGGCTACGGCACATTGCTGGCGAGACGAACGTGGCTCTTAGGTACCAGTGGCAATCTCTGCACAGAACCATGGAATAGTTCTAAACTATATTTGCATAGAAATCAAGAGCATACCCAGCATATAGCGCGCAACCTAGAATCATTCCAAACAGGAACTCAGCCATCTCAGCGCCTTGCTGAAAGCCGGATATCTTGGAGGGGATGTACTGGGCGAGCTTGTAAAGCGGGCCTTTACAAATGCCGGCAATTATCAGCGCTCCAGCCGCTACCGGACGTCCGGTGAAGGCGAATAGCAGCGCCGGTAGCGATACATTGCCGATGCCTACAGCGCTCGCTTCCAGATCTTGCCAGATATTGCTAGCGCCTAAGTAGTCGCCATTGGGCAGGAACTCGCAGGCCACCCATAAGAGGATGCTCACCAGCATCAGTATGTTGTTGGTAGCTGCCCACATGGCCACGCCCATGCCGATAGCGAAGATGGCTCGCGCTAGCTGCGTGGCACCCTTGGAGGGTGGAACACCAAAGAGCGCCTTTATGGCGTTGCTAATGCAAATGACAACAGGCCCGAATAGGCCGCCACGGATGCGATTAAGAAAGGCGCAGAAGGGGATGAGAGCTAGCTGTATCATTTGGTTAGCTGCATATCGCGGCCAGTGTAGTACTGCACCACGTAGTATTGGCGGGTGAGGCAATCCATCAGCGAGCCACGGTCAGTCGCCCAGTAGTTAGCCACCTGCCCGCCTGTGAGCGCGCTGTTAGGCAGCGCTACCGGCCAGGTGCACTCAGCGGTTAGGCTTGCCGGTGCTGGGGTTAGGATTGGTTTGACTGCCACGGCCGATGGAGTTGAGCAACCGAACAGTCCCAGCATCGAGACACTGGCTAGTGTTCTTAGCTGCCGCGACGGCAATCTGCTTCTGAAGGTCACTGATGCTGGCTTTCTGCTGAATAACTTGCTGCGTGGCGGCACTTGACCACTGAGTCCAATACCCACTGATGGTTTGCTCGCGTGTCTGCTCGGCCTGTGTAGCGGCTGCCACGGCTGCCTGTACATTGGCTGCGCCTACGCTGCGCTCGTGAGCGCTATACCAGACGAATGCGCCTACGGCAGCGAGAAGGATGGCCCCGTACTTGACGATGGGCGATGTGATGATAGATAAGAATGGCATGCTATTCTATCTGCGAAAATTGCTGGAAGCGTGGCGCTGGCGTGGCCACAAGTTTCCCCCTGGCTGCATAAGGCGTAATCGCGCTTGTGCTTATCGTGGGGATGAAATGTGCCTATGGGCAGACTGCCCTCATAAAGGCAACTGGATATGCATCTGATACGCTTATCCGTATTTATGATCGATTTACGCTAAAGCGTTCGCGGAACACCTTAACGCCACCACCAGCGCCAATGATTGCTGCCATGCAGGTGCCGAAATCTGTGAGGCTGAATGGCCTGTCTTTGACCACAAGCGTGATCGCTATGCCCGCAGCGGTCAGCACGGCGATAATTGTACTGAAGACAACGCTATCGGCTGCCGCCTCGTCGGAAGACAGCAGGTTTTGCAGCCAGTTCATTTTGTCTGGTCAGCATGCCACTGCTTTAGCTGGTCAGCCGTACCGGCAAAGTAGCTGCGATCGCAAGGCCCTATGCCGGGGGCATCCGCGACATCCACACCCGTGTGACCGTCGGTATGCTGCCACATGGACCACTCGGTCCATCCGTCAGGGCAGACCGGGTTATTTCCATATTCAGGGAGCCATAAAGGACAGCGGGCCAGAATGGCGTTTGGAAGTCCAGAGCCATTTCCCAGAGGGCCATATCGTCCGGTGTAGATGACGGGCCATCGTCCAATCCGGTGAGCAATGCGAGAAGCGATGAGTACGGCATCCCCTAGTGTAGCCTGAGAAGCGTTGCGTTCAACATCTAATGCTAGCAATACGCCCGTCGGATCACCAACCACGGCCAGGAAATGGTCAGCCTGAGCTACCGTATCGCTGCCGTCACAGAAGTGATAAGCACCCCAGAGCAAGCCGGCGCTCTTAGCGGCTGCGTGACGCGGCGCGTAGGTAACGTCCGCCATACCGCCGCCCTGCGTAGCCTTGTGGATGATCAGGATAATCGGATCATCCGCGTCGTGCGCAGCAGTAGCGAATGCGGCTAGCGGGTCAGGTATCGAATTGTTATGGCTGAGATCGAGAATGCAATCGGTATATGTTTGCGGAAAATACGCGTTCACTTGTCCCCCTTAATGCAGTATCATCACTGTGGTGCCGGGTCTGCCTCTGACCGTATAAAGACAATGCCGGTCTTGTTGGTTATGCCGTCCCCGCCCTCTAGTCTTCGCCAAGGCGGCATATCTTGGCGTGGATGGCGCGGGGGGAGCTGCCTCTACCGCAGCAGGCAACCGGAGGAGATCCGGAGGTAGAGCAATTTCTTAGTGAGGTTGAGGGCCTTACACCCTCTTGGCGGCCTCTTCCTTCCCGGTGCCCAAAGACCGATTATCCGCTAGGGCTTCGGCTCAGTGTATGAGCGGTTGCGTACCGTGAATCGCCAGATAGCTGAGAATGATAAATAGTCCCGTTACTAGGGCACATATTCCACGGAAGAATAATGTGTTAAGCGTGTCGAGCTTGTTGTTGAGCGTCAGGTAGCGATCCCGGCATTCGATAAGGTGATGCTGAAGGACAGCTTCCGCGCTGGCGGCTAGCTCAAGGGCGCGGGTATCAATTCCGTCAGCGACATTGCGGACGGGAGCGAAGCTCTGCATATCAAGCGCCACCTTGTTGTAGTAGTCTTAGCTGATCAGGCGTGATTGGCTGCGGTCCTGGCTGCTGTAGTAGCCCCGGCATTACGCCCGTGGGTGTTGGGCTGGGAAGCAATCCTGGGATTGGCAGCTTGTTGATGCCCGGAGTTGTCCCGCCACCGTTAGCAGTCATAGCCTGATAGAGAGGTGAGCGCTGGCGTATTAAATCATCTGCGCTATTGAGCGAGCGCGTAGCTAATCTGTTCTCTAAGCCCTTAAGTGCCGTACCAGCTATCATCGGGCTAGCTGCGCCGATAGCGGCCCCTAACCCTGGATGCATCCCTTCGCCCACGGTGGCACCCACAACGGAGGCGATGCCACCATGCATCCCTTGGCCGCCACCGATCCTATTAGCCCATAGCCGCGCCTGATTCTGAACTGGGCCGCCCTGGATTACGTTGTTGAGAGCGCCAATCTCCTGATCGTTTAAGCCCGCTACATTATCCGGGCTTTGGAGATAGCTGGCGACCCGTTGCTTGATGCTGTTACCAATATTGCGTCCGGAATTGGTTGCCGATGCTCTAGCAACGGCTTGGTCAAGGATGCCGGTATTGGCTCTATCGAGAGCGCCGGTAAGGTCGTTGGAGCGCATTGCGGCGGCATAGTTGCCCCTGGCATTGCTCCATACATTGGCGACTTGAGCGGGGCTGAGGCCGGTTCCGGACGGGGCGGCGTTACCCAGCGGTGCCGGGAGCTGTCCCACGTTTGCTTGGGCGGCAGCGGCGCGAGAATCCGCCGTACTAGCCACGGAATTATTAAGGGTGGACATAAAATTATCAAAGCCACCCAAAGCATCTTTGGCAGCCAATGCGTCAGTGGGGTCTGATCCCATCCGGACGCCTCCCAATCCGCGCCTAATGGCATCGAGATATGGGAAGGTGACAACGCTACCGGGCGGCGGGTTGTCAAGCTGCTTGAGGAGCGTGAAGGTTTTAGGAGCGAGTTCATCGACGATACCTCTGGTACCTAGCAAATTAGATTTGATGCCTTGCACCAGATTACCAATGGAATCGCCGTTAATTTCAAGCCCCGAGTCGCGCACCGTCGAGTAGCCCTTGTTGGCTGCCTGCACCAACTGCTTAGCCGAAGGCGCTGAAGTCATTGCTAATTCGCCAGGGATAACCTCCCCAGCACGCAACGCAGCACTTGCGGGACTGAATAGCTGGGCTGTCGTAGCCGCACGGTTAATTGCTTGCGTCGGATCGGTTGTGGGGTTCTGTGGCGAGTATGGGGTGGGTAGCTCCCCTGTCATAGCTTGCCCCGGCGCTAGCACGGATTGCACGGCACCCTTAAACATTTGCTGCGCCATGCCAGGTATGCCGGCCGACCAATCCAGGTAATTATCGCCAGCTTGGCTCCTGCTCATAGGCAGGATGCTGCTCTTAAACGCTGGCGTTATGCCGCTGAAATCAATGGCTGACTGTGGCGTGCTGCCTTGCTGTTGCTGTTGGGGTATCAGGCTGCTGAAATCGATAGCCGAGTCCGTCATTTAAAATTGCTCGTATCGAAGCCATTGTCCTGCATCATCTTAATAACCTTAGCTCTATCAGCGCCGCGCAGGATGGCGTTCTGTGCGCCCTGCAGCGTGGCGGCATCGATTGGCTTAGTGCCATTCATACCCTTAAGCGGGCCGATGTCCTGCTGTGCTTTCTCGCGTGCCTTATCGAGCGGGTTGAGATTGCTCCACGCCGTCTCGAAGGATTGCGGGTTACGCCAGCCCTGTTGCTGCGCCATGTTCCAATCGGCAGGCAATTGCTGAGCTTGCCGTACAAGCGCCATGTCCTCGCCTAGCATCCTCAGGTTAGCTGCCGGCTGTAGGTTTGGATGCTCACGGTTCTCGCTGACGCTCATGAACTCAATCTGCGATGGGCGTGGCGTGGCTGCCTTCAAGAGGGGCAACGTTGTCAGCATGTTATCATGCAACGCCTCTTGCACGGCATCCGGCTTGGTTTGCGTGACGAGAGTTGGGTCAATCCCAAGTGATTTGAGTGCTGCGGCAAGCTCTGCTTTCTGCGTCGAGAAAGCTCCCGGCTCCGTCATCTTGAAGGCTTCGGCAATTGTACCGAGACGCATTTCAGCTTGCCGAGCGGGCGCAATCGCCTCATTCCAAGCATCGGTTTTCCCCTGCCAGGCGGGGATGGAATGCTCCAGCTCAGCAGGGCTTTGCGGCATGAATTGCTGTGAAATTGGCGGCAGCTGTGTTCCGCGTGGCGTTGTGATGGGCTGATCGTTGGATGGCGTAGAAGCTGCGGGAGCGCCTGCGGCGGGTGCCGTGGCTGTTCCCGAATTGAATGGCTGCCCCTGAAATTTGACGCCAGGGATAGCGCCGAACTCGGCGTTATATTTACCTTGCTGTTCTGCCTGCTCATTCTCGGCGATGCCCTCAAGAGCGTGAGGCACCCTCTCGGCAACGGGATTGCCGTTAGCATCCTGCCCCACCGTGAAGCCCAGTGGTACGGCGGGGTTACGGGCAATGATGCGTCCATCGGATGGATCGATAGCCATCCCATTAACGCGCATATCTAATGGCGAATGCCATTTGGTATATAGCTCCGGCCCCACGCCAGCCCAGCCCTTAGCGTTCGCTACGGCCCCTTGATAAGCTGGCGTGTTCTGGTAAGCCTGTCCAAGCTCGCTACCCAAGCCGGCCATCGGTCCGAGCGCGCTAAGCATTAAGGCCATGCGTGGGTCGGCTCCGTTAAGGCTCGCCGCACCACCCGGCACCATGCCTCTAGGCATCGCTACAGGGGGCGGCACAGAAGCGCTGGCAGGCATAGCTACCGGAGGCGTTGCCGGTGCATTCTGGCCGCTCAGTAAGCCACTCGATGGCACGGGGGGATTGGTATATCCCGGAGGTGCCATCATACGCGTGCCGTTGAGGATATCGCCCTGTGGCGGATTGTCTGCCGTCAGCAACCGTTGCCCCGGTATGCGAGGCGCATCCGTATCAGTATCCGTAGCGCCGGCTTGCGCATATTGCTTGCCGGTATTGCCGCCCTGGTCAGCCTGACGAGCCGCAGCATAGGCGGCAGCGTATTGGGGATTCTGGGAGGTGACGGAGGTAAGCTCCGGTCCCGGCTTGCCTGACAGGTAGCCGGTTAGCGCTCCCGTCCAGCTACCGCTTTGGTCATAGAGATCACGCATGTAGCGCGCAGCGCCATCAAGTGAGGACTGCGGATCAGTTACATCAACGCCATATTTCTTGGCCGTATCAGGTATGAACTGCGCAATACCCTGAGCGCCAGCGCTTGATGCGCCAACCTTGGGATTCCAGCCAGACTCGCCGGCTATCTGATGAGAGAATACATCCCACGGGATGCCGTACTTGGCTGCTACTTTCTGCCCGAGGGAGAGCAGGTCGCTGCTGCCCGGTACGCCAATATTAGGATTGTTGCCACCGGCTGCCGCTGGCTGTTCTCCCGGCACATTGCCGGGGCTTTGACCGCCCGCAGACGAGCCGAAGCCATTGTTGATAGCGTTAAGGATGTTCTGTCCCATCCCCATTTCGTAATTGAGGTGCTGTCCCTGTAAGCCGACCAGCGAGCCTTTCAGGGCGTTCTCGGCCGCAGATTGCTGCCCCTGCCCCATAGCGCCCGCTGCCATGCCGAGAGCCGCACCCAAAGGCACCGGCATGCGGGAAGGCATAGCAGCTTGCCCTAGCGCCCCAGCAGCCGCCAGCAAGCCCTGGTAGGATAGCGCGCTGTTCTGCTTGGGGCTTAGAAGGCCACCATAGAGCGCAGCCGGATCGGTTGGGCCAAAGTCGTTATTGTCGCCAAACATACCGCCAAAGAGAGCCATTAGAACAACCCTCCGAGGAGTGCGCCTAAGCCGCTAAAGAGGCCACCACCACCGCCAGCGGCAGCGCCCAGGGTGCCGAGATCCACAGCGCCACCACCAGCACCAGCCAGGGTAGCTGCATCAAGCGCCGTGTTAGCTGCCGTACTGCCGCCAAAGAGGCCACCCAAGCCACTGAGGGCACCACCGCTGCTAAAGGCACTATTGACGCCATTCAACAAGCCAAGGCCGCCAGTGAGGCCGCCCAGCAGGTTAGCGGTGCCATTCTCAAAGTATGGCTGCGTTGTGGTGAGTGATCCGCTTGTCGGGTTGCCAAGGATGCCGCCGTTAATCTGGTTGGGTATCTGTGGCGCGGTAAGCCCTTCTGTTGCCAAGGTTCCGGGTAAGCTCGCCAAACCGGGGGACATACTGAGAGCTTGCAGTTCGGGCGATAGGCCACTGATGCCCAGCGAGCCGGCATTACCGAATAGGCTGCCAAGCTCACTTTCGGTGTTCAGCCCTAGCGAGCCGGCATTACCAAACAGGGTTCCGCCTTCGCCGGCAAGGTTCAGCCCCGTGCCGTAGCCGGTACCAGCGAGGCTGCCAGCTGTGCTGTAGCCGCTATTGGATAGGTTGCCAGCGCTACCAAGCAGATTGCCGCCAAGGCTGTAGCCGCCCTGTGCGAGACTGCCTGCCTGCCCTGCGCCATAATTGCTGTTGAAGACGCCCGTATTGTACTGGCTACCGAGGTTCCCGGCTGCCGTAGTAGTGGCTCCCAAACCCTGGCCATAGGCGTTGCCGTAGATATTGCTGGCAAGATTGTCTAGCGTGGTGCCCAGGTTCTGCTGGGCCACGCTCTGTGCATTGCTGTTAGCACCGCTGCCATAGCGCCCGGCTGCTTCCATCTGGCTATCAATCATCGGAGCCGTGGAAGTCATGAAGGCGTTGGTAACGGGCTGCGCAGCTGCGCTGAAGGTGCCGGCGAGGTAGGGGTTGCTGCTGGGGCTAAGGAGCGCGCCTGAAGACATCCACTCGTTGGGAGCCAGTGCCGGGTTGCCGCCTACAGCCATGCCGCTGTTAGCCATCAACTGCTGTTCAGCAGGGTTGGCCGAGTTCACGGCCCCGGGCACCATGCCAGCGATGCCACCGGCATAGCCCTGAGTGCTACCTAGAGCGCCGGATGACAGCCCCAGTAGGTTCGACAGCGCTCCGGGGGCCCACCCGCTGACGAGATTGGCGTTGCTATTCATGCCGGCAATCTCAGGGTTAACCTGCCCTGGGAGGCTGCTCGCTACGCCGTTGATGTTGTTGATAGCGCCGCTAGCTGGATTGCCGCCGTTGATCAGATTGTCAACGCCGTTAAAGGTATCGCTGAAAAGCGGTGTGCTGGGGCTGATGCTGGAGCCGGCACCAAGGCCGAAGTTCTCCAGATTACCCATCATTTGCCCAAAGCCAGGATTGTTATATTCCTGGCTGGATATGCCCTGAGCGTTTGACCACAGGTTTTGTAGGAAGGGGACTTGTGCCTGCTGGGTAGGGTTTGTCTGCGTAACGGTAGTGTTACCGGCAGGCTGGCTGCCGCCCTTGGACATCTAATGACAATCCTTTGTGTGATAGGGGGGACAGCGGCGCGTGGCGCGGGTCGCACGCTGGGAGGGGGAGTGCCGCTGCCCTGGCCGGAGATGGAGAGACGCCCGCGTTAACGCATCTCCAGCCTAATCTGGAAAGTTTATCGGATTTCGATAAACTGGGATAAACTTGTTATAAGTCACGCTGTAGGGTCACACCCGTAACCCTGAATCCATACTTAGCCCAGCCCTTGCGCCCATAGCCGAGCACCCCAGCGCATTGGGTAGCTCTCGCATATTCGTCGAGTGCTGCCAGCATCGGTTCCCACCAGAGCTTAAGCCCACGGCCACCGATGAACGGTACCTCCAGCATACGCTGCCGGGGGAAGACATGTATCTGTCCCCACGCAGCGGCAATAATACCGCCAGCCTCTTCAGCTACCCAGATGATCGCCTGCCCTGCCATCGTGAGGCGCAACAGGTCTATCGGCTCATAGCAGGTAGAGCGATCAGTGGCACGCTTCAGCAGCGGTTCTATCTGCGCCCACCGCAACGCGATTTCATCTAGCGGTGGTAGCCGGATCACCGGATGATAGCCACGCTGAAGGTTTGATCGGTAGCGGCAACATTAGGGTGGACAATGACAGCTTGAGCTAACCCGGGAATCACGTAGAGCATGCCGCTGGTCATCGCTACCGCCGCGCTCAATGTCTGCGGTGTTAGCGCAATGTGCGCTGTAGGCGTTATACGCGCGTCGGTAAACGTGGTAGAGGCATTGTGCGGCGCTAGCGTCACTTGCAGAGTAGCCCCGATATTGCCCCGCAGCGCACCATTGACCGCACGCGCCGTGCGCTGAATCCACGAGCGCGACATTGAGTAATCAAGCGGCACGAGATCCGGCACGATGCCCAGCACCACAGTAGGCGCATTGGTGGGCAACAGGATTTCAGGATCAAACCATACATGCCGTGGCAAGCGTCGGATGGCAAACTCAGGCTCGACATTCCAGCCGAATTGTGTTGGCGGATGCGTAATACTGAGCGGCCAGATTTCCCATTCCTTGCTGTCGGTAGCAAGGCTGCGAGGCTTATTGCGAATGGGGAACTGCGGCGGCCAATCAAAGCCGAAGCCAACCGGTGTCGGTACTGTCGAAATCAGCCACTGCTCAGCGGGCTCATCCGGCAACTGGGGATGGCGACGGGTATATACCCATGCCTTCCACTCGTTCTCCCAGCCCCACGCCAAGGCTGACATGACAACGTGAGGATAAAGCACATCTTCCCCACCCTGTCGCGCTAACAGTTTGCGTGGAGGTGGGCGAGATTGCTGCTGCGCCTCGAAGCCATACGCCGTTGGCGTCTTAACGACAGTAACCGGCCACGTTTCGGTTTGCTCGTTGTATACCCGGCGCGCCCACACTCTGGGACGGATCGGGTACTCAGCGTTCCAATCCAGCCCGTACGCCGTTGGCGTCTTGGTTGCCGTGAACGGCCAGATCTCTTCTTCCTTGCTGTCCCATTGAGCGGGCATCCAGCGCACTCTGGGACGTACCGGGAACTGCGGGTTCCAATCGAAGCCGAACGGCTTTGGCGTAGCCGTAGCGGTGAACTTCCAAACTTCCTCTTCTTTGCTATCGACAGCGAGCAGCTGCGACTTGCGTCGCATCGGCATACGCTCGACGCGATCATCCCACCCATATTTAGGAGATGAGGCGCTGCCGCTGCCACCGAATAGGAGAAGCAGCATTTAGTCGCTCTTGGGCTGCTGGGGCCGTGTCCCGCCGAAGTTATGAAAGCGTGCCGGTATTATGCTTTTGCCGGCCGCCACCAGCGCATAGCCATCATGCGGCGAAACGTTAGAGCAATGGATGCCGTCCTGCGTATAGTTAGGCGCGTTCCATATGCCCGAACCCGTCTGCCAATTGTATTCCAATATCCGGCAAATATCGTCAATGGCATAGAGTGGCGATGGTACGCCCCTTATCCATGTGTTGACCGTATTGCGAACTCCGTTAATGGAGTACGTGGTTTGGTTGGTCGTCGTTGCCCAGCTATCGGTTGAATTTGATTCAGGCTGCAACGTCTGCTGTATGATAGGTTTATTTGATATGTATACGTTATTGTAGATTTCCAGGAGGGATGACTCAACCTGAGCAGCTGTAGCTCCCCCGTATATATCATTAATACCGAATGCGCAGACAACGTGCGAACACCAGAGCGTCATATAGGAGCGCTGATTGCCGCCGATGCCAGCAAAGCCCGAAGCGGTTTCGCCGGAAAGCGCTAAGTTCATGTACCCAAAGTATGGGCCCAGCTGGCGCGCGACCTGTCCTGTATCCCCGACATTTGCCGCCGGTATATCATTCACGCCATAAGACCTGCTATCGCCAATGATCGCAATGCTTGGCTGGCGTGTGGGACCGACAATCGCCATCGGGGGAACCATATACCCGCTGCTGTCGAATCCATCCGGCGACATAGTGGTCATGGTTTCGTCAACGCCACTCGCATTGCCGATATCACCCCCCGTCGCATCGCAGAAGTTCTCGCTAGCACCGGAAACCGGAGTAACAAGCGGGATAGATGCGCTGGTGACGTTCTGGAAGATCTTGGTATAGAACTTTGCGCCCTTGGGAATACTAACGCGAATCGGGTCAGAGAATACAACAGAGTCTTGGTTGGTGCAGACCGTAGACCCGCTCCATGTCATCTGATGATAAACACCAGCCGGGTATTCGATGCTCGCCGTGTAGGGGCTGGGCGACAGGAACGCTTCATCAGCCCCTGGATTGCCATAGAATCCTGTCGGCCAAGCAACCTGCATCCAAGTGATGTTATCGCGAGCATAATGGTAGGTGCGCCAGTTGAAGCCAAATGTCCCTGGCGTAAAGACGGTATTGGCGACCCAGCAGCGTGTCGCAAGCTGCCCAATATACTCATGCGGCAGAGGGCGAATAATGCCGGGAAGCACGGCTAATCCTCGATAAGCGAGGCATGCAGCGTGAAGGTTTGTCCGCTGGCGGGGGTGAATACCGTTCCCGCAGTAAGATCCCAATAGATGACAGTGCTGCTAGCGCCGGTATTCAGATCAAGCTGGTTGCCGACATCGGGCACAGCGCCGCCCCAAGCGCCATCGCCACCCTGTACCATTGAGACCACAGTAAACGAACCAAGCCAGTGAGCAGCCCCGGTGGCCGGCGCATAAGCACCACCATCGCCATTGGTATAGGTGGGAGCCGCATCCCAGAGATTGATCTGTATCGATGCGCTACCCATGCCGCTTGTAGCATTCGTAACGAGGCGCAGATAGGAGAGATGGAAGCCGCCGCCATTGGCCCCGGCCGCCGTGAAGCTTGGCACAGTAACCGAGCCCGCAGTGGTGCTGGAGGCAATCAAGTTGCCCACAGCGTAAGCTGTGGTGTTTGCCGGCCGGGTAAGCGTGGAGGTATTAGTTACCGTCTTATGTCCAACCTGTAGCCCGCTTGCTGGCGTCCCGCTCAGCGCTGTAACGCTGGCTGGCGCACCAACGCTAGCTAGAGTAATAGATTGCCGCTGCGGGCCATTGGAGCCGGTGGTATCGTAGGTTTCGATATTCGGGGTTGCCGTGCCGCTTCCCGTTGCCGGTATGGTAACGTTGTTCGACACTATCTATACCCCAAGTCTTTAAGCATTTGACGCTTACGCAAGGCAATTTCTATAGCCGACCTATCGCTTAGCGTCCGCTCCAGCTTCTTGCTAAAGCGCTCACGTAGCCACGCATCGGTTGCTTCTATGCGGTCAAGCTTGGCTTCGTAAGGGTCGCAGTCATGCCCGTAGCACTGCTCGCATACACGGCGATAGCAGCGCTTGCATTTATGCCTATCCGGATCGCTACGGGCTGAGACAAAGACGATAGAGCAGCAGTGATGGCACGTATACGTGTCTTGCCGCTCTTCAATGCCCCAGCTATCCGTAACGACTGAATAGCCCTTGGGAGCCAGAAACACGGATCAAATCTCGGTAAAGTTCATCCGAGCGATAGCCGTGGAGGCGTACGTTGCCGAATAGGCGCGCAAGCCAGGACCGGTAGATGCCGTGTTGGGCAGGAAGATCTCGCCACCGGGGGCCGCTTGCCAGAAGGCCGCGCCACGCTGGTTGATCGCCTTGGCATAGAAACCCTGAGCCGCTGTGTAGGTTGTCGGCTCAGCCGAGTAGTTGCCGGTTGCAACGGTAACTGCCGTATCAAGGTTGCCGGCAGCAACAAAGCCGCCGCCCGTTGGGATAGGCGTAGTTGCTGTCCCGGTGCCCGCTGTGGTTGCCGAGCACTGCTGAAGCTCCCACTGAACCGAACAGTCGGTCGCATTGGGCGGGCCCGATTGGCCAAGGTCAAGCTCCCAAATATAGAAGCGCTTGCCGGACGACGCGGGAACGTTGAGGCGTAGAATGCTGATGCCCGAGCTTGTCAGGTTTTGCTGCGTGCCCGCCATCAGGTTGTTGATGGTGTAGCCTGGAACTGCCAAGGGAAACTAACTCCTTATCTAAGCGTGCCTTCCGGCTTCGCTATCACATCGATTCCCTGCAAATGATTGAAGGTGGAACCAGCCGGCAGGGTTAGCTGAAACCTTGTGTAACGCCCCGTAGAGCGCTGGGGACAGTCGCCTATGATGTTGCTGGGGACAGTCGCCTCATAAGTAACGGAGTTCTGCAATATGTCGCGGTGGCCCACGCTGATGCTGGGAGAGCCGCCATCGCATAGGGCGCGGGTATTGTTGATAAAGGCTCTGCGGCCAGGGAAGATCTGGCTTTCGGTTGTCTCTACCGTGGGCGCTAGATTGGGACCGCTAAAGAGGTTGAGCGAATGCGTGCTGTCGAACATTGCCAGCGAAGGCACACCGCCCACCCAGATACGGCTATCCAGCGAGTACGGCACGAGGTCAAGATTGGGGTAGATATTGGCGAGGGTTTCCATCGTGTAGCCGATGCCCTCTATTCGCATCAGCCACTCAGCAGGCGTGGCGCTGATGTCGCACGGTGCCCAGCGGTTTAGATCCCAGTTGTAGACGAAGAGCCGATTGTATAAGCCAGCGTTACCCGGTCCCATGAAAGCGAAGAACACCAGCTTGGTATTCGGATCAGCTACGCCTTGGACATAGGACAAATACGTAGGATCGAGCGTATTGAAGAACGTCCTGTCGATCTTTTCGGCCCCAATGGGCAATGTATTTGCCCCATCGAAGGCATAGAAGCCATCTTCCCCCAGGTAATAGACAACGCTCGCCACCATGGCAGTGCGCAAGCGGCGCTGGACTATCGAGAGCGGGGCCTGTGTGCCAGCCGCGCCCTGCGCCACCTGAAAGCTAAAGATGTCAGGGCTGCCGGCATAGTTGATAGCGTAGATGCCGCGCTCGCAGAAGGCAGCGCCATCAGCTGCCGAGAGCAAGCCACCGACAAGCCCGGTTACCTCGCCTAAGTCGGTTTGCTGTAAGTCCTCTATATCCGACTGCACCTCGATGGCGGCATTCGTCCCCGGTGTCGGCCAGTTTAGCGGGTTGCCAATAGCACTCCACCAGAGGCGCTGCGGCAGCGGACCATTGATATTGTCCGAGGTGTTGCCGAACATAACGAAGTCGCGGATGACAGCAACATACTGCGCGTGCGGGGGACCGCCACCCAAGTCAGAGAAAGCGCTGTCGGTGCCGAGCAGGAACGTTTGGGGTACGTCATCGAAGTCAGTAGCAATCAAGCGCTGGCCGAATAGTGCGAACTGCCAGAAGCCTGTGGGGATGCTGCCTACGCTGTAGGGACCACCCGCAGCTTTCGACACATCCACATAATTCTGCGAGCCGGCCTTTTGCAGATATAGCCGGTTAGCGTCGCCTGCGAAATTGTATACATTACCCGCCGCGTCCTGTGCGCTATAAGCGCCCTGGCAGCGCAGGTTAAGCCCCGTACCACCGGACTGCACCGGGGTAGCCATCGGGCCGTAGCTCTCCTGTGTACGGGGAACCACGTTGAGGATATTGACGCTACCGGGATTCGCAAAATCTGGTAAGTCCGGCAGCCACTCGCCGAACGGCAAGCGTACCGGAGGGGCTGCGCCTCTCATTTACGGATTGCCAACGTCCGTCTTGATTTGTAAGGCTTCCCCACCCCACCGAGATTTGATGTCGGCAACCAATAAGCGCTCTATAGCCTTGTCGCGGCGAGTGAGCCATGTCACTAAGCGCTCATCATCGCCGATGAACGGCTCCGCTTCTGCCAGCGCACCAAAGAGATAGATGCTGGGGTAATCGGTCAGCAGCCAATTAACGCCACCGACAGCCGTAGCCAGTGCCGGTATGCCAGCCTGATATGAACACACGATATTGTAGGCTGCGTCAGGCACCGGCATGAACCGGAAATTTGGCCCCTCTATCGTGAAGAAGACGGGCTGATCTTCGGTCGAAGACGTATCGTCGTTAACCTCCATGGCGTCTAGCTGCTCTGGAGTCTGGAATTGCAGAACGGCGTTGGCATAGCCAGGGTTCTGCAATACAAGCTCGCGCGCCTCTAGGAACATAGAAGGCAGCGTAATCGTGTTGGTGCCGGCCGTTGTGGTTAGCGTTGTCTGCTGCCAGCCCAGCCGGGTTTGCAGCCGGTCTCTCGCCTCCTCCTCAGCCAGCACAATCATATCCGGGATGCTGCCGGATATTAGCGTATCGCCAGGACGCGCTAGCCAATTCAATATGGCTGTTTGTAGATCCGTATAGTTATCAAGCGCCATCTTCGTCCGAGTCTTCCGGAGCTACATTATCTTCCGGATCGGCTCCCGCAAACATCAGCTCTTGCTGCAATATCATGATGGCGTATGACATATTAGCCATGGTCGTGCCGTACCATGTCGGGACAGGCGTGCCATCTTTGAGGAAAGCGACCAGCACAACGCTGTCTAGCTCCTCATCATTCATAACCTCAGCCAGCAGCGAGCGGGCGCTTTGATGCTGGCCGCCAATAGGCACTATCTTGTTAGACACTATTACCCTCATTGATGAATATCTGTAGGCTCTCACGCAGCGGCGCATTGATGCTAGGCAGCGCCACCGTATGCAGCATTGGCGTTTCGTAGATCAGCCCCACGTTGCGTGTTGGGATAATTGCCTTCAGGCAATTGTCCTCATCGCATTGATAGATAAAGTAGCCAGCATGGTCAGGCTGCCATGTTTCATGCAGGTAGACCGTTACGTTTAGCTTGTGGTTAGCGTCGTTGTGCCATGGGATAAAGGATAAGCGGCTACCGAGATGGATGCTAGCGTCCCATTTCATCTTGAAGAACTTAGCGTCCAGGCGCGGCCGCAGCTCCTGCTTGACTCGTGTCAGCAGCGCGCCCTTTACCGGAATCTGAATGATAGGGCTGGACCAGCCAACAACCGCGCTATTCCACTGCGTCAGGTTGGTATTAACTAGCTTCGTCTTGCGGCCATAAGCCCGTAGATCAGCAAACAACTGATCCGAAAAGATGCCTTCAACTATATCCATCCCATCCCCCCTCAGATGATGATGTCTTGCGTCCTCAGATACCGATATTCGTTGCTATTCAAGAGCCGGCGCACTCCTTCGGCATGGTTCTTGTCCCATGCCCGCACACCGTATTTGGTAGCCCACTCATACATAATGCCGATAGGTATGCTGGCAACATGGCGCATATCCCTCGCCTTGTTCCAGCCATCCGTGTGCAGATGAGCGCGCTTGTTAGCGTCCAGCTGCGCCCCTACATTCTCAACCCGCTGGACAGCCCAGTTATCGGTCGTCTCGTCGTAATGGAACCACTCTTGCGCTCCGCTATCGGGATCAACGTCAAGCAGACGCTTCATGTCTTGATGATGTAGTTGACGATAAGTGCCGGGGGCACAGTGTTGTGACCCGTGCTAGAGCCGGCATTTTGGGTGCTGATGCCGGTGCCTGCGGCAGCAACAGATGCCCCCGTGCCAGCACCTTGGATACTGATGCCGGTCAGCGCGTAACCCAGATAAACGCCAGTGCCGGAGCCCTGGATGCTGATACTCGTAGTGGAGGTACTGGTAGGCTCGCCAGGAAACTGGAGGAGGCTAGGACCAGCCTGGTAAATGACCGTGCCGCCACCGCCTTGAGTTTGGTCATAGGTATGGGCGTGGCCAGGGTCGTTAACGCCGTGTCCGTGGCCTGGATCACCAACACCATGGATGTGCTGCGGGTCGCTTACGCCGTGGCCGTGGCCAGGATCGTTGAAGCCATGGCCGTGGCCGGGATCGCTGACGCCATGGCTATGCGCAGCAAGCTCGCCCGTAACTAAGGTGTGAGATTGCTCGCCTCCGGCATTAGCCAGGGCTGATGCGCTAGCCCCTCCACTTGATGCTGCCGTAAGACGCCCGCTAGCATTACTGGGGTCGTACCCAGCCATAAAGCGGCCACGGCAGTCGGGCACGTTGAAGGTGGTGGAACCGTCGCCCGTGCCGTAGGTGGTGCTGATCGCCGAGAAGAGCGTGGCATACGTGGTGCGCGAGACAGCCGAGCCGTTGCACAGTAGCCAGCCTGACGGTGCCGCAGTAGCGGCATACATCATCATCGAGCCGGGTGGTATGAACGATGCCGCACCGGCAGCGCTATTTACCAGCTGGAAGCCACCAAGGCCGCCGTTGAGTGCACTGTCGTAAACGCACTCCACCATGGCATTAGTCTGAATATCGCCGGCAACAACAGCCACCATGCCGGATGGCGTGGACTTGTAGATACCAAGAGCGCCAAGGCTGTTGACGTTTAGGGTATCTCCCCCAACAGCCGTGAAATTAGCTTTAAAGCTATAAGTCTCGCCCTGTACATAAGCAACCGGGTATGAAGCGTTAGACGGCGTGTATACGTATGCCCCGGCGCTGCCTGTGCTAGTAATCGTAGGATTGCTGCGATCCCATGAGCGCTTGACAGCGCCCATCGTAGCGCGACCCCAATCGTTGACGCTGGCGGGCGACCAGCCTTCCGGAGCACCATTTGGTGGAGATTGGTCGTTAGTAGCGTCAATCTCCGACCAATAGGTGGCATTGCTGATGTCAGCCATCAGTTCTGCCACACCTCAGGCACAACCGTGATTACCTCGTTAGCCGTCGGCGTATAAGCAGCGGCGGCCTGTACCAGCCCATAGATGAACGTAGAGCCAGCGGCGCATGCGCCGTTTAGCTCAAGACCAACAGCAGCCGCACCCATGCCAGCCGCGCCATCAGTGAACGCCACCCAGTTGGCTACTGGGACTTGGATAGAGCCAATCCAGCCGCTTGTGGTGGTTGACCATGCCGCGCCGTCGCCATTGGCACACGTTGGCGATGATTGGTAGAAATGGACGTTGAAGGTTGTGAGGGTTACGCTTGTCGAGCTGGTATACATCTTCACGCGCCGGATGAGGAACGTCCCATTAGGGACGCGCCCTAGCGCCCATTTCAGCGGCACCACGCTGCCGGCTGTCACGCTGTTGGCGACAAGGTAGCCAGAAGTGTAAGCCGTGGTGTTGTTGGGGCGCGTGAAGGAGGACGATGGCGTTGTGACAATAATGCCACTGGCAATATTGTAGCCATTGCTGGCGCTACTTACCGCCATCGGTTAGACCGGGATAAAGTAGACGTATAGGTTCCCGATGAGGCCGGCACTTGCGCCCGCTTCTGTGGAAACAGTGAACCAGTTGGCCGGCGCGAGCTTGATGCTCTTGATGCCGCTGTTGAATGTGCCGGTAGACGTATGCACGTCCTGCGCGGCGAAGAAGTTGGTCGATACCGTGGTACCGCTAACCGCCGTGGTGCCAACCTCAAGCGAGCAGGCAGCCGTGGCAGCCGTGGTCACGTCGAGCACAGCTAGCTTGATAATGATGTTGTAGCCGAACGGGTTCTTCCACGAGACGATACCGCCGCCCGTGTCAGTGCCGGCCACCAAAGCGATCTTCATGACGCGCTCGCCATAGAAGCGAGGCACGACAGCAGACGGCGACTTGGGGCCGCCCACTAGCATGTCATGCACGGAGTCAGCGTCGTTGATCAGCTCAAAGCCGCCAGAGACAACCGTGTCCTGATGAATATTAACGCCCATAAGGGTTCCTTAAGGAAAAGGAGGGGTGCCCGTAAGAGCACCCCAATGCCTTAGTTGATGTCGAAGACGCCACCCGAACCCGCTTCGTTGCGGGCTTCGAGCGTATATTCGCCAACGAGCATGTGCTTCTCAGCGTCGCCGGTCTTCGCCAGGTCAACCAGTTTGATCGGCCGCAGCCACGCGATAGCCCACAGGTCAGTGTTGATGACCAGAGCGTCACGGGTACGCTGAAAGCGGTTTGGAACCACCCGCAGCGAGCCGAAGTCGTAGACATAGACATCAACCGATGCCACCAGCTTCTTGCCTTCCGCATCAACGAAGCGGGTGCTATTGCCGGTAAAGGCCGACACTTCCTGCTTCTGAGCAGGGCCGACCATCAGGAACTCTGGCTCGTCGCCGGAATTCGTGAAGATGTCCTGCAAGCAGGTCTTAAGGTCAGCTTCGATGAAAGCACCAGTGGTGCCGGCATCGGTACGCGTCCCAGTGCCATCTGCGGCAGACGGGTTAGAACCCGCCGAACCGGTCGCGGTGCTTGCCAGCACGCCGTTGGTCTTGATCCATGAGAGGATTGAGGCCGCCTGTGGCGCTGTACCGGAGCTGGCGACAGTCTTTGCTTGGTTGAGCGAGAGCAGGTTGTACTCGATGTCGCGCTTCAGTTCCTTGCCCTTCTTGGCAATCTGATACGCAACTTCGCTCTTTCTGCCGGCCTTCCGCACCGCCTCTTCAGTATCGGCGATGATCACGGTTTTCCGCGAGATCTGGGTATAATTGCCCAGACGGACAGAGGCAGTCACCGAGTCGAACGAGCTAATGTCGTCGCCCTGTACCTGCTGATTGGTCGCGGCAGATGCCAACACGTCGCGCTGCCACTCGTGCAGCACTGCATTGGCCTTGGTACGAGCAACGCCAGTGACGAAAGGGGTTTCCGTGGGGGAAACATTCCAGATGACATCGGTCAGATCTTCACGCAGACCGATGGCCGAATACGTCATGAACGTATTCGTGATAGCATTACCAGCCATTTAAGAGGGAACTCCTAGGGATGAGTCCCTTAGCGTGCTTCGGGGATTATCCTGTGATGAAAGTCTCTAGGAGCCGGCCAGCGTCACGCACGTCGCCCGTCTGGCGTAAGCGGCTCATACCTTCCCTGGCTGCCCGATTGCCGCGATCTTCCGACGTTGTATTGCCGGGGGTTTGAACGCGTGGGGGTGGGTTAGCCTTCTTTACCTCTGCGGTTTTACGCGCAGTTGCCGTTTGCTCAGCACGCATAGCTTTCAGCGCTAAGAGCATCAGCCGATGGTCAGCCGCCTGGCCGATTTCATCGCGCGTGAATCCCTGCGTTTCCAGCCACGAACCTAGCTCTTTGGCTAAAGCGGGCCCCTTCACTTCGTCGGCAAAGGTAGGTTCCTTCGCGTTGAGTTGGGTGCGCTGCTCGTCCATGAATGCCGCTAGCCGCTGGGTTTGTTCAGCTGCTTGCTGCTGCTGGGCACGTTGCGTCAGAGCGTCGATATATTGGATGCGTTCCATGGCAGCCTTTTGGATGCCTGCCAGACGCACCATTTCAGCCGGGTTCTCAGCGCCCAGCCTTTGCCAATCGACATTCTGCAACTGCTGCAATTCCGGCATTGCAATGAGCCGGAGCTGCCCGAGAGTGGTAAGGTACTGTTGCCGTTCGCCTTGATACGCTGTGCGCTCAGCCTCAATGGCCTTACGCTGGTCAGCGTTCTCCTGCATATGCCTGTTGACCGCTGCGTCTCGCTCGGTTTCCCGTCGCACAACAATCTCTTGCTGGGCTTTGGGCAGCTGAGCAAATAGCTCGCGATCTTCAGCGTTCCACGATTTGGGCGGTTCGATGGGCGTCTCAGACGCTTCGCTTTGGCCCTCTTCATCCCCGGTGGAGTCAGTCTCCTGACTGCCGGTTTCCGCCTCATCAGCGGTAACTTGTGGCGCCTCATCTTCTAGGTCTAGCAGACCCTCCAGATGCTCTGCGGCGCTATATTCATCGGTAATAGGCGGCAGTTGTCTGCCGCTTTCCCCCCCAGGGGAAACCGTTTCCGTGTTTCCTGCCATGATATCCTGTGTTAAATTGCGGTGTGGTCCGCGCCTTTGTCTACGCTCTCTAGTACGTCATTCGTGAGAGGAGCGGGGGCGCTAGAGCCAGCGCGGGCCAGCCCCTTCCTTCGCTTATATCCTGCCGGCCATCTTGGCTTTAGCAAGCGGCTGTAATTCGCCAGAATGAACTTCTGGGTCTGTTTAGTATCCAAAGCGCTCTTTGCGTTCAGCTTCACGTTTGCGCTCCCCCTCTTTGCGCTCGTGCTCTGCGCGCATCATCTGGGCATCGCCCAGCATTGTACGCAGCTTTACCCTCACCTGCTCGATGGCCCAGTGCATCCGGTAAGCAGCTTCACGCTGCTCCTTCTCGCCAACAGCACTGTTGCGCCAGCGGTTATCGATGTCGCGCTCTAGCTTTTCGAACGCCAGCGCCAGGATAGGATCGTGTAGTAGCGCTTCAGCGCGCGCGCCAATCTGGAGCTTATCTTGTGGTGCATTCAGGTGCAGAGGCTCTGGAGCTACCCCACGGCGCGTAATGTAGCCACGCAACCAATCGGCCTTCACAGGGCAGCCATTCTATCAATAACATAGCTGCGCACGTCATGCCCCTCAGCGTACCTGAACGCGTAACGCACATCATCCAGAAGCATGTAAGCTAACCTGAAGTCTTTATCGTTAACCGCGCTCATGAACTCCACCAGCGCGCCGTACAGGTTATTCCTGATAGCTTCCGGTGAGTTCTCGGTCACTTGCGCTTAGCCTTCTGCGCGCCGCGAGCCGTCACCTTATTGCCGCGCATCAAGCCATCCTTATTGGCGACAGCGTACATTTCGCTCTTGGGCATCTTGCCCTTAACCTGCTTCTCAAACGAAGCGATCTTGCTACCCTTAGGCATCTTTCCCTCCCTTGAAGAGCGCGTCCATCACACCAATCCGCTCCCGCAGTGTATTTAACGTCTCGCGATTGCTCTCCGGTGTCCCCTCATATGGCGCTATTGTCACAATAAGCCCCATCATAATCGCCATTTGGTTCTTGGCGATAAGCTCAAGCATATACCGCTTCATCTCCCCACCCATCTCCCCATCCCTAATATCGCACGGCCAACGAAAATTGCCACACAGCCGCCGACAATGGCGCTAAACCAGAGCCACGGGTCGAGAAGTGCTGTCACTCAGCCGTCTGTCCCATTTGCTCGCCACCACGCGGCCCATAGCCGCCCTGTGCTACGGTTGCCTGATGACGCATCATATCCAGCCGTGCGTTAGCCTCGAACTTCTGCTGCTCAAGCTGTGCATCCAGAGCAGCCGATTGCTTCTTCAGCTCCATCTCGAGTTGCGCCTTCTGGCGCATGGCATCCAGTTCAGCAGCCAGGCGCGTCTGGCTCGTCTGTTGCTCCATCTGCGCCTTCTGCTGCGACATCTGCATCTCAGCCTGTTGCTTCTGCTGCTGCAAGGCCAGCTGGCCCTGGGCTTTCACCATATCCGGATCCTGCGGCGGCTGTTGAGGCTGCGGCTGCGAGGATGGATCGGTGAAGAATGTCTGCTTAAAACCAGCATTCTCGGTCAGGCAGGACAGCACATCGTAGATGTTCTTGCCGGTAACCAGCGGGCCGCTGATGCCCTTCTGTAGCTCCACAATCGTGTTCTGATAGCCGAGGATCTTATCGAGATGCATCAATTGTGCATCGCGGTTGCCAGTGCCAAGCCCGACACTGACGGTAACTTCCATATTGTCTTTCCAGTGGCGCGGGTCCATGGGGACCCATTTGCCGGTCAACCGGATAATGCGCTCCTGCTGCTGGTATTTCGTCACCAGGCGCAGAATCTTGCGCCCCAGCTCCTTAACCCCCGTCTCACCAAAGATGCGCGCCATCATCTCGACGCGCTGCGCAGCCGCCTGCTGCATCATATTGACGCCAGCGGCCGTATGATTCAAATCATCAGGATCTAAGCCCTGATTGTGCCGGCTGATGCCGGTGCGAACCTCTTGCACCTGATCGAAATATTCGACCATCGGCATAGCCTGGCCAGCAACAAAGGGCGTTTCAAAGGGCATAATGCCCTTCACGTCCTTCATCCTGATGATGCCACCAGGACGGCTGGTCAACAGGTCGTCGTAAGTCTCTTCGCTAGCCGCACCCTCGGAAATGGCGTGACGCGGATTGTTCGTCAGATACAGATTGTCCAACATCTGACGCACAAGCGTCGATTTGATCAGCTGTAGATCCTGTACAAGGTCAGCCAGACCAAACCCAACCAGCTTATGAGGCATAGGTACGGGACAGATCGGAATAAGCGGTACTTCGTCAAGAGGTTCAATGTCTGGCTCACCATTCTTTGTAAGAATAACGCGCCCGTTCCCCGCTGTGACAACTTTATTCAACTCGGCGATACCATCGCCGTCCCAATCAACTCTAATGTAATTCTCTTCCGTCCATATCTCGCGCGCAGCCTTGTCGGTGCGCTCCGTCATGAACGGCCAATCGTCTTCCTTTTCGTAGCGGATGACGCGTTCCGTATTGTACTGCTGCGCGTCGTCTCCCAGAGCTTCTAGAAGGGAGTCTTCGTCGTATCCTTGCTCAACGAGGTCCGTCCAGAGCCATGCCCTTCGGTGACAGCTGTACGGCAGCGCTGTGTCAACCGCTTTAGCACGTCGGCTGGTAAGGACTTCTTCAGGAGGAACGGGCAGGATTTTAACGCGACCTTCCTTTCGCGTAACGCGAAGCTTGAGATCAACCAGCATGGGAGATCCCAACTGGGGCAAATCCTGGTCGAAGTCGCTCTTTGGAGCGGGGTACTCGTTCCTCTCGATGACTTCGACGTCCTCGCCATTGCTCAGCGCATCCGCTTCCTGTGGCGTCAAGCCTTCGTAGCTGTCAGACTCAACGCGCTTCTGATCGTCCCAGTATACCTTAAGCCAGCCTACCTTTTGAATTAATGCGTCCTTGAACCAATCGTGTAGCACCATAAAGCCGGGATTGTCTTTGAAGAATATGTAGTTGCTGTAATCCCCAGCTTGCACCGCAGCAGGCTCATCCTGCTCATTGGTAGGCTGATACTCAAAGAGCTTATCGCTCCCTAGAAAGATTCTAATTAGCGCTGGAAGCACCCACTCGACTGCTTCCATGACGTTGAGCATTACAACTTGCGAACGGCCTTCGATCTCGTTGCCGAAAGGCTCGCCCTCGTACATCTCAAGATTCTTGCGGCGATCATATGAGAGCTTACCGCCCTCAATGCCTAGCGCTGCGTCTAACTCTCGCGCAATAATCGTACGAAGCTCGTCGGTGCCGATCTTCTCGACACCGGGAGCAATACCTGTAGCCATTTAGCTAAATTGTTTTCCGCTTAATCGACAGTCTGGCAATGACAAGCTGTGCCTCGCGATCTATCACCGGCTTGCCGTGGAATACCAGAGTGTCCCCTAATTGGGGCTTGAGAACGCCCGGGAAGTCATCCACACCGCAGGCGTCTCGCATTATCTCCTGGAGCTTCTTGCAGATATGATACGCCCACTCAGTTTTCAGTTTATCCTCAGAGGTAACAGCAAGCACCGCATCCGGAAGGAATAGCCGCCGCGAGAATAGTGTTCCGCCTTCCAGATCTGGCGTGTACTCAGCCTTGAGCTTCAGCTTCCTCCAGCCCTCGCGATGCTCACGCCCAAGACCCATCATGACATCAATAAGGTCTTCTTTAAGGCCACAACTCACGCTAGATGCTGTCCTAAGCTGCCGCGAGCGCGCCGGCCTTCCAGGTCAGCCACGCGTTCCCATAAGTCAGTGACTTTCTTGTCAATGGCTTGCAGGAGCTTGGCATCGCTGGCAGTCAGCGATTCCGATAAGTCCTGTATGGCGGCCTCCAGGGCTGTCAGGAGCAGTGTGTGCTCCTTCAGCTGCGCCTGGAGGGCATTCCATTCGATGATGCTCACGCAGCAGGAGCCGCAGCCGGCGTGGCCGCAGGAGCAGCAGCAGCAGCCGGGGGCTGGTTGGCAGCGCCGGCGGTCTGCAAGGCAGTCACGGCAGCAGTGATGTTCTGCGCAGCCGTCTCAATGGCCGGATCGAGGCTCGCACCGCTCGCGGCAAGCGCCGCAGTCAGCGCAGCCGACAGCTGGCCAAGCTCGGTGACAATAGAAGCCTGCTCAGTCTGGAGCGCGGCAACGGCGGTGTTCAGATCGTCAATGGCAGCCACGATAGTACCTGCTTTCGCTAGGAGTTGATAAAGGGACGCGATGTACACTTAATGCACAACGGTGGGCGTCGGTGCCGGAGCCGGTTCCTCAACGGCAGGAGCCGGGGTATGAGGAGCTGGAGGAGGTACCGGAACGGGTGCCGGGGGCGGTACGGGAGCGGGGGCAGGAGCCATCCCGACAAGCTCGGCAAGCTTATGCTCTAGCGCCTCGATCTTGGCTAGCGCCGCATGGTAGGCAGACTGTAGGTGTGCGAAGTCAGACATTGGTTTCCCTCTTAAAAGCCAGCGCTACCAGCGCCCCCCGTGGTGGGCATCTGCGTCGGGTAGCCGCCAGACATGCCATTCAAGCCGCCGCCCATCATCTTCTGCTGCATAATGCGCTGCTGTAGCGCGGCGAGCATCGGATTCGCCTGCATGGCAGGGTTAAGCTGGCCCTGCTGGCCCATCTGAGCCTGTCCCATACCGGGAGGCTGCATGCTGCCCATCTGTTGCTGTGCCTGCCCCGGCATGCCCATCATTTGCCCTGGGCGCTGCACCTGCGGCTGCTGACCCATGTATTGCTGGATGAGGGCAAGCAAGCCAGGTGGTAATTGCTGGCCGTAAGGATTCATTGATTCGGTTGTCCTGGCTTATAGGGACGGCCCTTTTTAGGCGCGTCGGTTAGCTTACCATTGCGATAATACAGCGGCTTCTCGGGATTAGGCTCCGTAACGGTTACGCCCTCTTCCGTGCGCTTAGTCTCAGCGCCCATAGCGCCAAAGCTCCCCATGTTAACGCCCATTAGCGCTCAAGCCCAGCAATGAGCGAGCGAATGAAGCTGAGATCATTGGATAGATCGGCTGCTTCGCCCTCAGTAAGGCGATTGGAGTACTCTAGCGTAGCGTCCATCTGGCCTTCATAGTGATGAAGCGCAACCAGAATCATCCTCATGGCCCTGGGCGAGAACGTCAGCAGCCGATCCATGTCGAGATGCATCAGACAATCCCTAGGCCATAATTGGATTGTATGTAGCCGGGCGGCGATACCATATCTTCCACCACTGGACCCTCAGCCGCATAATCGACATCATCAGCTATGGCCTGGCGATATTTGCGCTGTATGAAACGCGTCATACCGCAAGCGTGGCAGAAACAGCGATACGCAGCCGGGTTGTGCATGAATATCGCCATCAGACAATCCCTAGCGAGGGGTATTTGATCTTCTTCGGACCCGCACGGTTCCTAGCGCCCGAGAGGGAAAGATAGCGGAAAGCGTCAGCGCCGTGAGAAGCCCAATCATGGCGAGGAGTGTCCTGATAAACACGCAGTTCCTCGCTCCAGTTGCGGCGGTAGTTCTGCAAGCAGCTGATGCCGCGTGCGCATTTGTCCTTATCGAACCAGCACAGCGGCAGCGTTGCCCGCGTAGCGTTGATACCATCCTCCAGCGACAGCTTGGCTACGATATGCGTATTGGTCAGCCCCAGCGACCACAGCACCTCTTCGCGCGTCTTGCCGGTGGTTAGCTCCTTAGCCTTCGCGTCGTGAGGGAGATGATGTTGTCCCCATTTGTAAGGTCGCTTGTCGAGCTCCTTGACGTACCAATCGACCCCAACCCCCGAGTTTTCAATATAGTCGATGCAGTGGATTTCCCTGCCCGCCAGTTGAAATAGCCAAATAGCCGTGGCGTCCCCAATACCCAGATCCCATGCAGTATGAACAGGCAGAGTAGGTTCCCAAGGTACACTAGTGAAGCGTCCCTCAGACTCAGCACGTTCAAGCAGCGAGCCGTAATAAGCACCAACAACGCCAGCGCTAAAGCTGCAAAGGTACTCTTGCCTAAACCGCGCGTCACCATCATCCGGCCCGTATTCGCGTACAAGCTCTCCCCGCTCCTGATCCAGCTGTTGTGATGTGAAAACGCTTGTCTGCGTCGCAGGAGAAAGCTGCGTGTACCACAGCGGATCATCCTTAGCCCCCTCGTAGAACACACTCGCATGGTTGCGCCCACGAGGCGTCGTAATGAATACCGCCCAGCCACCATTCTCAGCGAGGATCGGCCGCAAGTACGCCCAGCTGCTAGGGTCCGCCAATGCGAACTCGGAGAATACGATACCAATAGGCGGGCTGCCCACTAGCGAGTTGTAGTTATCGCTTCCGACAACCTGCCAAGTGCTTCCGCACTTAAACCGGATGTACATCTCATTTTCACGAGTGCCGCTACGACCAGCTCGCAACTCGATTGGGAAAGCTTCGTCGATTCGACGTATTCCGGTATGAGGATTGATAGCCTCCCATACAGCCTTACGCGCCTGCGATGCCTCCGGTAGCATATGCCAGTATGTACCGACACGCTGATGAGCAGCGCAAGCAGTCCAATGCAGGGCCACATCATCCTTCCCCCAGCGCCGATGAGCCACCACGAACGCACGCTTGCCACCACCCTCCAGATAGCTCCACAGAGCGTTCTGGTAAGGACGCGGCTGCCAGTTATTCGGTAGGGTGAACTCAGCCACTAAAGCCTTCAAGGTAGTAGCTAATCTCACGGCTAGCGATAAGAGGGTAGCACATGATGGCCGGATCGTCCGGAGCGAGGCCAGCTAGCAGCTTCATGAAAGGCATCAGGTCGACCGGTATCTCGTGCTCTACGGCAACAGTGCCCGTAGCTGTGCTATAGCCTACCAAGCGGTGTGCAATCCTAGGCATTGTCAGCTTGGACGCGAGCTATATACCAATCAAGAAATTGGCGTATCTGCTCAGCCTCATCAAGCGACAGCCTTTCGCGATCCGCCCACATTATTTCCAGCACGCAGCCTTCGAAGCCCACGGCGTCGTCAAGAGTGATTGTCAGCTTACGTCTCATCACAGCCCCCCCATCAGCGGTGAGTAGCAAAATGCTTAAGCGCAGCCAAATGAATCAGATCCCAGCGAACCGTCCATCCGCGCCTGACATGCTCTTCAAGCAACGGCATATCCTGCGGATAGCGAAACTCGATCTGGAAGCCCAAACAGCCGCCAGCCATCGATTGCGGGAAGTCGAAGGGAAGCGCCTTCAGCGTGTCCAAATCGCGCGGCTCAATTTCCGTCAGGTACGGCATTATGCTTTGTCGGCTAGCCGCTTCAGCGCAGGGCCTAATAGCTGAGTCGTTTCAGAGAGAATCTCCCGCGACTTTCTGGAAATTTCTGGAAAATTTGGTGATGACTCTCGGGGAGGCACGATAGAGGGTGCTACCTGTTTTACAGCCACGACGCTATGGGGGGTCGCCTCTGCTATATGCTTCGTTCCCTCCCATAGCTCTCGCTCAGCTACCGCATCGCCAGCTTCCCTATGCATGATAACTACGTTTGTCGGGCGTACGGCGTTAACAACGTGTGTCAATGTATTCAATGGCTTAGCACCACCACCCCCTTGGCAGCCATGCTTACGGCAAGCGCTGTTGTCACACCCCTGGCACGTCATCAGGCTTATCTCCGAACCGCATGATGCGAACAATGATGTCCTGCCGTTGCTCACCTGATAGCTCTGTGGGCAGCACGCGCCCCAAAAGGGACATGAAGGCTGTCGGGTTCTCGCGCGCCTTACCAAGAAGATAGTCCGCACCCCCAGCCCTCGCGAAAGCCTCTAGAATGTCCTCCTTGAGCGTTCTAGGCAGCTTATTGGGCGTGCCCTTCTTACGCCCAGCATTTGGCAGCCGAGGATGGCCCTTCTGGAAGGTCACAATCACAAATCCATCAGTTTGATGCGCCAGCATACGCGAAGCGCGGGATTAGAACCACTCTAATTTCCGCAAAAATGCGGCTCTCAATGAAATAGGTGTTGACATATGCGGGAAGGCTCCCCTATATTAGCATCATCAAACAAGGAGCACGGAAATGACAAAGTCCAATGATGACGATATCGAGATATTCGACCGCGCACCGTTTCCCTCCGGGCGCACCATACTCACTCGCAATATGGCTTGTGCCATAGCCATGGATTTTGCCAACGAGCGTATGTGGAGATCCGGCCGCACAGCATGGAGCATCGAAGACTATTACGCCGCTTGTGAAGCGTTCGCTGAGCTCATGAAGCTGGTTCAGCTATGAAACGCGGTCGCCCCGTATCCACCCATTGCACGCGTGGTCACGAATTGGGCGCGCATTCCTTCATCGCTCCCGATGGCCGAAGACGCTGCCTGATCTGTCGCCGTATCTCATGGCGTCGTAACCAGCGTAAATTTAGGGCATCGATTTTAAAGCCCGTGGAGGCACCCTACAGCGCGGGAAGCTCATTCGGGCCTCGGACTACCTGATTATCGCTTTACCCCACTCAGCGGGCTTCCTAGCGCTCCGGAGGGGCATTCTAGCGCCTCTAGTCGCCTCAGGATGCGATTTAGCAATTCGGCTGTCGCCAAATGCTTCTCATCCATCTCGCATAGCGTATCGTCCACGGCAACCATCCAGCGCACCATCTCATCGTCCAGCTGCCGAACGCTTACTCGACGTCCCCACATAGGCTAAATGTCCGGCCCGCTAGCCCACCCGCATTCCGGCTCGCCGAATACCTGCGTCATGAGCTTGCTGGTAAATTCGAGAGCCGCACCACAATGGGGAGCGTTCACATGTAGCACCACGCTACAGGTTACCCGGTAGCCAAGAGCGCTGCTTGGTATGTCGCACTTGATGTCCGTCTCAACGCGTCCAAAGCGCTGCTCGCTCCATTGGGGCGATAGCTCCGCTAGCGCTTTCCAGCGCATATGCATGCTTGGTGGATCGAATTCTAATGGCTCATTGATGAGGGCATCGGTCCCCCAATCGCCGTTGAGCTGATCAGCGTGCCAATCGGGAGCGCCGTTAAGCGTGCCGGCTTTCTCAGCTTTCTTGCGCTTGCCCATTTTCCCCACCGTTTCGATGATGTCTAGCGCCAGCTCTCCACACAATCCCGCTATCAGCGCTAAAAGGAGCGCCGCGATTAACGCTAATAGGATCAGCGCAATAAACACTTACTTGCCCTTGAGAGACACCACATACAGGCGAGCTTGCCTTGCCCACCCCAGCTTGATTTGTGGCTTGCGCTTACGCCCAGCTCCTCGATTGAATTGAGGTACTTCGGGCTTCTCCCGCAAACGCTGAGCAAATTTACTGGCGTGCTTGTACACTTACCGCTTGGCGCTTGTGTGCTTCAGGTCGCGCCCCAGGATATCGGCGCTCTTAGCGCTGCTATCGATGCTGAAACCTTTGCCCATATCGCCGTACGGCTTGGCAAACGGGCTCTCGGGAGCGGTCCCGCCTTTCTTGCCGATGTTCTGGTGCTTCCCCAAATCGTTAGCGCCCTTGAAGCCACCGTTGCCTAAATCGCCGCCCTTAGCCATTAGTAGTCTTCCTCATACATCATTTTGTCGGTGTGCATTCCAACGCCACGGGCGCTCTTGTGAACGGCCATGCCGCCTTTGCCGCCGCCAAGGCCATCGGATGCTCTGAATGACCCGCTGGAGGGCCCCTTGCCCTTAATTTGCTTCACTTGGGTCACGCCATAACCGGATGCCTTCGAGGAGCCACCAGGCGCGCCATAGTCGCCTGCGCCCATATCGCCTTCAGCCCAATCGGCATCCACGTTCTGCTCATAGGAGCGCACTGGAGCCGGCTTAGAAGCCTTGATGCCAGATTTCGGCTTGCTCTCGCGCATTGGCGGAGCCGCAGCTTTCATGGCGGCCGGGCCGGTGTGGCGAGCTTTCGGCACAGCCCTGCGCTTGCCGATCTCTCTATCCATGCGTGCCATTAGCGCTTCTTCCCCAGCTTGCCGCGAGCCGCGCTCTTGATGCGAGCCGCTTCACTGGCGCTGATGTTGCCGGCACGCTCTGAGCGCGTAGCGCCGCTGATAGCTAGCCTGGCGTGGGTAGGATCGCTGATCGGAAATGATTTGCCCGGACCAGCGAAGTCTTTCGAGGGCATTGCGGAGCGCCGCTTTGCCGTGAGTTTAGCCATTGCGAATAACCTTGTTGTAGAGAGCTATTCCCCTGAGTACCGCTCGTATCGATGCTGGCGATGGGTACTTCTCGATATCGAAGTAGTTAGCCATCACTGATTTGCCCCATAATGCCCAGGAAGCCTGCGCCACATCGCGTCGCACCGAAAGGGCTTCTTCTTATTCTTTTGTCGCTTCAGCGCACGCGCTACCCTTTCCTCTCCTAAAATATCCATCGCCGTTCTCACGGCCGCGTTCTGACCATCAAGCGTTCCCGCCTCAACGGCCAAGAGCACCTGATATGCCTCAGTTTCCCGCCTCTCCAATATTCGACGCCAACAATTTATATGGGCTTCCAAGGGCTTCACCTTGGCTGGCGTTCTGCACAACTCAGCCGCTCTTATTGCCCGACGCCTTACTCGAGAGAGCGGGGGATAGCCAATGCCCATGCTCATTAGCAGCTACCCCTCGGGAATTCGTCTAGCTCGGGGCGCAGCTTACCGAAAAGATATGCTGCCACATGGCCAGGGCTGGCGCACCATACCGGTTCGTCATCGTCCACCTTGACGGCGCACATCGCAGCCTCGGATAGCTCGTCATCCAGCCACATAGCTATGCGCTTGGGCCAAAGTTGGGCGTTTAGCATCTAAGCCCCAATGCCTCGCAAGAGCGTCCGTAGCTTCCTGCAAAGCTTCGCAGTCGCGCTCATCGGCTGCCCATGCGCTGGCTGAACGCGCTCGGGTAAGATCCATGAATCGCATAGCGTGTTCGTAAACGGCCAGATTGACCAAGACCCTGTAGGGTCTATGTGTGGGTAGGTCATACAAGATCCGCGTTGCCTCTCCAAGCTTACTTGCCTTCTCCCTCCGTCTAGCGTCATCCATTTGCGCGCTTGAGGTGGCACCAGTGAAAGCCTGGAGATGCGACCGCACGGATCCTTTTCCCCATATCGCAGCGTAGAGATTGCCGTATTCCACCGCTGCATCATGGTCAGATTTTGTGAGCCTTCCCCGCAGGTAGAGTACGCCGATTGGGTAGGAAAGCCGTGCGTCTGCGGGATCGACGTAGTGCTTTGGCCGCTCCGGATCGCGGAATCCTGCGACCCATATGCGGCGATGCTCAAGAAGCTTGGGGGGCGTCTGTGGGTGCCGCTGGAGCCTACCATTCGGCTCCCTGTCGCCATCCAATCGACTCGCCACGCTTCCCCCCAAAGCAAAACGCCGCTGCCCGGAATATCGGGTGCGGCGCGATTCTGACATAATGACATGGATGCTGACCTATTGCCAAGGTAATTTAGAACCATTCTAGGAATGGCTGCTATGCGTTTGATGCATATCACATCCATGCGGCGCGCATCTTTTTGCGCCAAGCAGACGCATCATCGTACTCAGGCTCAACATCAGCCGCCCCCAACTCAACAATCCGCGTAACAACCGGTCGCATTGCCTCCCTGACATTCCTGTAAATTTGTGAACCGCTTAACCGGTGCACCTCAAAGCCGAGAGACCGAAATACCTCATCGCGCTTAGCGTCATAAGCCTTTTGGGCGTCGGAACTATGGAAAGCCTTCCCGTCACATTCGATAGCTATAAACTTGTCTGCGTTCATAACTTTAATCGCAAAATCAGCCCGGTAATGGCCAACGGGATACTGCGGGAACAGGTACGCATATGGGCCAGGCCAGCGCGCGCCAGGACGGCAGCCTATCCCCAGCAGATAATCATAAACCATTTGCTCAATTGGGCTTTCGGTTAAGCGATACGCTTCATGATGAGCCTCAATCATTCCCCTTCCCCATATCCCGGCATGACACCTTGGCTTTGCCTGTGGCGCTCTAGCCGCAATTCAGCGGCTCGCTTCCACCAAGCCTCTTGCGCCGCAATAGCTGCATCGCGCGCTGGCCTGCCCGTGGATTCCGGCCCCCAGAGGTCGAAAAGCCACTCCGGCCATTTTCCCTCATTGGGATCGATGCGCATTGCCCCGTGGTCACGATCCGCTATCTCAGCGCACAAGCCCCTAACCGAGGCGATGGTCGGCCGTTTGGAATTGTTCCGCCGCCACACCGTGCACGCTTCGTCCACCACGGAAACCGTGAATTCCCGCAGGTCATGTACCCAATCCTCAATCATCCGCGTGCGAAATTGCGGTGTATCCGCGCTCGTCCAGTAGTGACCCAACAGACGCGTCACCATTTCCGCCAGCGCTACGAGCGCGTTCTCGGAGGATGATGTTTGCTGCGGCTTGTGCGCCTGCGACGGCGAGGCTTTCCAAGGGCCGGATACTGCCGGCACCAGCTGACCCATTGATTTCACGTATTTCCCTCCGGTACGGACTAAGCGCCCAATTCATCCATGCACGTTGCCAATCAACCATGCGGCCGGCCGCGCCGGGTTTAGCCGAGAAGTGATTTATGAACTCAAGAGCAGCCAAAGAAGTGTCAATCGGGCGTAATCCGTGCGCCGTCCGTTTATCGGCGGCCGCAGTGCGCCATTCCTCCGGAACGGCAAAGTCAGCAGGCAAGCGAGTCCCGCGAGTCGCCCGTGAGGGGGGTATGGGGGGTGTGTAGCAGACAAGAGGCTTATCAGTAGCGTAGTTAATAATATTATTACTTCTGGTAGCTTCCTTACTCTCTTCCCACACCCCCCTATAGTCCCCCCTCTCCCCTCTCTCATCCAGCATGCCTTCGGCGTACGCCACGTAGAAGTCCTCGATCACCTGATTCACTCCTGCCCTCCTGCTATTCTGAGAAATGCCGCCAGCGGCAATATCGCCACCCACTGCTGCCGGCTTCTGCGATGCATGACCACGGGCACCCTACCGCTGCCGTCGCTGTCCCTGGTCGCCTGTGCCAGCCACGTGTACAGGTTCCCTGCCTCGCACCGCTTGCATTCGATGTGGTAGCCCGGCAGCCCCACCACATCCGGGCTTTCGTTGCTACCGCTATACTGCGCTCCGCGCCGAGCTTCACCGAAGCCGTGCTCGCGCAGCACTGCTGCCAACTCTAGCTCTCCGGCTTTGCCTTTAGCGCGGCTATTGACCGGCATGGAGGGCTATATAGGTTTGCGGATCGTCAAAAATACCGTCGCGCTGGCCCTTAACCCATCCATTCTTAATAAGCGTTTGCGCGATATGCGGCGGTACTTCTTCACCATTGCTCAGCGAGAAGACAGCTTCTCTGTTACCGATGTAAGTTTTCATCATCGGCTCCTTAGCAATGCGCCTAAGCCATGATGCCTGTACCAGTGAAGGACGCTTCGGTTTAGCCTGTTTCATCACGTACACCCCGTCGTGCAACCACACACCTGGCAAGTCTCGCAAGTGCCTGTGCGCACAAGTGAGAATTGCCCACATTCCTGGCAACAGTTACCGGAAAAATTCACGGGTGGCACCGCTCGCATAACTGGCGGACACGGCAGCCACCCGCCCCCAGGCAACTTACATTCGCAATCATTCACCGAGCCGCCATGCCGTCGCTGGCAGTATAATTCACTCACCGACATTCCCCCGCCTACCGTACAATCCTAGTGACGAACCGGAGCAACTGTGTGGCGGCTCCGGCAGCCCCAGGCGGCCGTAGGACACTTCCTTGACGGCTCTGGGATCGTCCTCAAACTTGACGCCTTTCCACAGCCCCGGCACGAACGTTGACACTGGGTTTGTCGGCACCGCTGGCTCGAATGCCACTCGCGCCGTTGTCTGCCTCGGGGGGACTGCGCCGATCTTCTGGGCGCGGTTGCGTACGCTGCTGGGCGTGCGGTTGCTCAGTACCTTGTAGTCGCCCATATGCGCAATGAACTGCGCCCCGTAGATTGCGCGTAGCTTGCGTATGGCTGCATCTTCCTTGGGGGTGAATAGCGGTCCACCAAGATTATAGATATTGCTTTTCATCGCGGGCGTCCTACCTCATGGTTCATGAGATCCTCCGATCCCCCTGCACGGGCCATAATGTGGCAAATGGCACTGCCATCCCGTAGATGCTTACATCCTCCGGTGGAGGTGGCGCTTGCGGTACCGGTGCCTCTGGCACCCATGCCTTTTCCGCTTCCTCGCGCTCTTTCTTCAGTTCCGCGAGGCGCGTGCGGATGGCTTCGAAATCGTCAGCTGATCTATTCGACATGTGGCCCTCCCGCGATATCGGGCCAGCCCACCCATCCGGGCCATGCCGCTCCATCCGGCCAATGCTTAGCGAACCACCGCATGCTGCGCTCATATACGGTGAGCGTCAGCGTGGCCTTGGCTTGCATCAGAAGCGTTAGCTTCTTGCCATCGTTAAAGACGAGGGTGCTTACCCTGGCTGGACTCAGGTTGCGGTGGGCACCGTACACGGCGGCCACCTCAAGCAGATTGTCTATGAGGTTCATGCGGGAATATATGCGGCATTGTTCCCGCCAAGTCAACGGGAGTCTTTACTGATGCACGCGCTTTCCCGCTATGCTCCTATAAGAGCCATGAGACATGAACGCATTTTGCGGTTGATCGACCGCGTAAAGAGCGAGGCTAGCAATGGTGGCAGGCGGCGGCTAACCGACCGCGCCATTTCCCTTGCGGTCACAAATAAGCCGGACTTTGTTCGCATGCTGCGCAACGGCAAGGGGGGCGAACCCTCAGCCGCACAGGTTGCGCGTCTCGCTCAGGTGCTTGGCGTAAGCACGCCCGATCTCATCGGAGCTGAGGCTCGCGCTGCAAGCGGCGGGGATATGGATACCAAGCTTTTTAAGCTCGCCCTGCGCGCTGCCGACCGGCACATGCGTCTCGAACGCTATGATGGGCCGAACCGGGAAGGCCACCACGCCGATCTCGCTGCTCGTATATATAAGGCCCTGCGTCAGAAGGCAGCCGATGGCCACCTTCCCGACGAGGAGGCCGCGCTTAGCCTTATAGATGCGCTCTTTGAGGGCCTTGATCCTCCCAAATGAGCGCTCCCTTCTGAGCTTTGGGGCTGCCCATTTATAAGCTGGGTAATGCGCGACTACGAACTCGGCAAGCTCTAACTCTGCCTTCGTAAACACACGAATCATCCCTACCATGGTGGAAGGCGGGGGCCTTCCTCCCTTTAATGTGCGTTACGTCCTATTAACATTCGGTTACAGGGCTATATCGGGAACGCTGGCAAATAGCTAGCGGAAAGATAGTGCGTGAATAATTTCCGCATTTTCCTATTGACGCGGTAGCATGACCGCATTAGATTGCCGTCCATAGCGGATGGGGATCAGCATGAAGCCCTGGAAACTCACCTACACGGTAATGGGTCGCAACGGGAGTAAGCCCGTATTCGAGCAGTTCGCTACCCGCAAGGAGCTAGAAGACGCGGCGCGGTTGCTTGGCCTTAAGCACTATGAAGTGTGGCGGCGCTTCTCCGAGGCGGAGGGCGAGCAATGACGCTCTTCCTCGAATGGGCGGCTGCAATAGTCGCGGTTTGGGTAGCGGTTGGTTTCATTCTCGGCATCGGTGTCGGCCGTGCCGCTAAGCTGGGAGCATGTAAAGATGAAGACTGTTAAACATCCACAGCGCGCACAGTACTATGCCAGCAAGCGTATAGAGCTTCTTACTAAGCGGCATGAGTATCTGGCTGACAAGGCCATGGCAGAAGCTACGGCTCGCTTTGAGGAAGCTAAAGCTAACCTTGAAGACGCCTATGAATGGTATGCCGCCGAATGCGAAAAGCTCCAGGAAGCGGGCATGTATTGGGTTAATCCCGCCAGCCGCATTAAGCGTGCCGCCTGATGGGTCGCCCATTGGCGATAGCGCCCGGCGATAGATTTGGGGCCCTCACTGTAGTGAAGCAGTCCGACTATCTGCCAGCAACAACGCTATGGGTAGCTCGCTGCAAATGCGGCAATGAGGTCATTGTGCGCGCTAATAATCTGCGTAGCGGCAATACGCGTTCCTGTGGCTGTGTAGCGAGAGAACGCGCTCATCTTTATTTCGCAAGGTTGCGCGCTTTCAAGAACCGTATCACGCCTCGGGTGCAATTATCTGGTGCCGCTAAGCGCAAGAAGTACGGCTACGCCAAATCTCCCGGTGCAAAAACGTCTACGGAGCGCTCAAGGGAATATCGAGCGCGTAGGAGAAGCGAAAATGACGCGAAAGCATCCGCTGATTGACCACCCCTGCTCGGCGCTTGTCGAGATGGCGCTAGGGCTGATCGTAGCTCTGGCTATTGGCTGGGCGATGATTGGAGCGCCGATATGAGCCTCCACATTGCCAGCACTGAGATGATGCTGTGGAAGCTGGGTGGCTTTGCTGAGGTTACACCACGCAATGAGACAACGCTGCTCTCGCCGTTCCAGATTTATATGATCCGCAAGCTAGCAGCAAAGAAAGCTTGCGAACGTGGCGAGGTGCGCGATTGCGCTCATCTGCTGGGCATGCGGCGCAACACGCTATCGGTTGAGATCTACCGCGTCAGGCGCGGCTATAGCCCGGCTTATTGGGAGTGAGCATGACAATTAGTGATATCTTAGAGCGTATCCCCGTTGACAGTCCGTACAACGAGCAGGTCTGGATTGGTAAAGATTATTCGCTGGCGGGATTAATACGTGATCTGGAGCATGCTCTGCTTACCTATGGCGAAGCGGTAGATAAAGCGTACTGGGCCGGCTACTACAAAGCCCACTCTGAGGAATATTGCTGAAATGACCAACCCGTTCGAACGCCACGGCATAAAGCACTTGTCGGCTTCATCGCTGCAAACGTACAGCACTGAGCCGGCGCTGTGGGTGATACGCTATCTCTACGGCATCAAGGATAACGCTGGGCCTTCTGCGTGGCGTGGTACAGCTGTGGAAGCTGGCCTTAAGCTGATCCTTTACGGCACATATGCGGAGGATGCTGTGGCTGCTGCGCTGGCGCAGTACGACATGGAGGCTATGGGGGAGATATCGGACAAGATCGCTCAACAGCGAGCGCTCATCCCAGATATGATCCATCAAGCTGTTAAGGCTTTTCAGGATTGGGGTATTCCGGATGCCGTACAATACCGTGTGGAGCACTGGATAGACGGCATAGAAGTACCGCTGCTTGGATACGTGGACTTCCTTTATCCTGTGGATCTCGCTGACCTAAAGACCACCGAAAAGTGTCCCTCGTCGCCCAAGATGGATCATGCCGTACAGGTGGTGCTGTATGCTGACGCGCTTAAGCGCCAGCCTTTCCTAGCCTATGTGACAGCCAAGAAGAGCGCTGTCTACGGCCCGGAAGATATCGACATGGAACAGGCGCGATGGTTGCTGAAGGTGCGCGCTCATGCGCTGCGCCACATGCTCTCGCTGACGGTTAGCAAGGAGCATGCGGCGAATATGTTCGCGCCTAACTTCGAGAGCTACCTGTGGTCTGAGGCCACACGTAACGCTGCTAAGCAGCTTATCGGGAGATAAGAGCATGCTATGGCGGGAACTATATGGATGGCTTATGCGACCGCTGTTCCATGAGCGTGCGGATCGCTTCCGTGAGTTACTAGATGAGCGGGGAATAGGTATGCATGACAGCTTCCCAATCGAATGGATGAAGGAAGCTTTCACCGACAAGGAAGTCAAAGAGTTCCTTGAATGGAGGGATAAGCGATGCCGTTAATGATGCCGCCACAGAATGATACGCAGTTTGAGCAGGTGCCCCCGGGTACCCACGTAGGCGTGTGCTACCGCGTGGTTGACCTGGGCACACAGGAAACTACGTTTGAAAATAAGCCGGCGCTGAAGCACCAGATCGATATCCACTGGGAGCTAACGCAGGAGCTAATGGAAGATGGGCGACCATTTAGCGTGCGTAAGCGCTATACCTACACCAGCAGCCCCAAAGGCAACCTTCGCAATGATCTTGAGGCGTGGCGAGGGCAGCCTTTTAGCGATGTGGAATTCGGCACTTTTGATATTGGTAAGCTTCTCGGTGTGGGCGCTCTCCTGACTATCCTGCATCGAAAAGCCGACAATGGTAAGGTTTATGTCAACGTTGATGGCGTGGCTCGCCTTACCAAAGGCTTCCCTGGCTTTGCGCCTAACGGCCGCGTGCTAACGCCACCGCACAATTCGATGATCTGCTTTAGCTTCAGCGACCCGTGGGACCGCGATGCCTTTCAAGCGCTCCCCGAGTGGCAACGGGAGGTTATCGCTAAGTCGCCAGAATATGCCGAGATTACCAGTTCGTTCACCGAACCCCCGCCATGGGATGACAGTGATGGCGCAGAAGCCCCCCCTTTCTGATGTGTGTAAGAGCAAGCGGGGCTATACCAATGCGAGGGAGGCTTTGCTCGTGATGTATAGGCATAACGATAAGGGCCTCGCTCCCTACCGCTGCCCGGTTTGCCATTGTTGGCATCTTGGCCATACACGCCAAGCGGACAAGCACATTCATAAGGCATGGGAGCATATAGCCAATGCGTGAATGCCCTACCTGCGGCTCGCCTATAGTGCTGGTGGCTGTCACCGAAGAGCATCGCTCACGCGAGAGCCACAATCACTATATGGCCGCGGTCAACGAGGCGTGGCTGAACCTGCCAGATAAGCTGGCGCAGCGCTTCACCTCAGCGGAGATGCTGCGCAAATACGCGCTATGCCGCGCCGGCTATTGCAACGCCAAGTCGCTGATATGCTCATCGAAGGTGGAAGCTATACGCGTGGCTGCGTTTATCCGCCCGATGGACGAGTTCAGCATCGTGTACCCTGAGGGTGAAACTGTATGGGTATTTACGGCTCGCAGCCAGAGCCTAAAGGCTATGGGTAAGGATGAGTTTCAGCGTAGCAAGGATGCCGTGCTGAGCTTCATTGCCGGCTTGCTGGGCGCAACACCGGAAGAGCTGAAGGAGTCAATTAAATGACGCAAGAGGAATGGCAGTTGATGTGCGGGGAACGCACCACTAGCGTTTGTGTGCATGCGCTGGCGAATGAGGTATTCCAAATTAAGGAGCAGATACGGGAGCTGGCTTCTATCTTGCGCGAAGCTCTGGAGCAGCTAGAGGAATCGATTAAATGACAAAGGATAATTACGTCACCCCTTAACCTGGACGGTGCGCAATGACAGAAGAGGAATGGGAAGAGCTTAGCGCCCGTGGGTTTCCTTATGCGGCGGATGCTATGCGTAAGCTAGGGGCGGAGGTGTTTCTTATTAAGCGACAGCTAAGAATGGTGGACGCAATGACAAAGGATAAGATACGCCAGGAGATAAAAGAGCTTGAGCAAGATTTGTGGGATCTGGATGAGGAACTTTGCGCTCTCGAAACGCGGCGCGAGGTAATTTGGAAGCGCTTGGGAGTGCTGGAAGCTGAGCCACCAGCTCCCTACCCCACTAATCCCGATGATATAGGACCTCTAGCATGATGAACCGTAAGATGAAAGCCCGCTGGGTGGCGGCATTGCGTAGCGGCGATTACAAGCAAGCTCCGTCCACATTGCGCCATGACAGCGGCTATTGCTGCCTTGGCGTCTTCTGTGATTTACACGATCCCAGTAAGTGGGAACGGACGGTGCCGATACAGCCACTCGGAACTTACAGCTACTATGAATATGATATCAACGGTGAGGTCACGAGAGGTTACCCGCCACCTTCCCTTAGGCGTAAATACAGGCTAACTGTGAAAGCGCAAGCAGCGCTAGCTGACATGAACGATGAGGGCTTGTCGTTTGACGAGATAGCCGACTATATCGAGAATGAGCTATGAGCGATGTCTGTAGGTCTATCCTGCTTGAGGGTGGCGGCATTATCGACTTTGAGATAACCCTGCGAGAAGATGGCCTATGGGAAGCCGAAATTCCCGAGCTTCCAGACGAGCCGCATTGGATCGGTGAGTCGGCAGAGAACGTATACCAGAGAGCTAAATTATTCGCGCTTATAGTGACGGGTAATATTAAGACGCCCTACAGCGAATGGGATGGCATTAAGGTGTGGCCGAAATGATATATGACGCCTCAATGGCTTATCGGCAAGCGCTGTATGATAACGTCCTTTATCATGGATGAGATTCGCTAACCGATTGCTACTGAATGCCGATTCAGTCCGTGTAACAGGTCAGTGTAGCTTACCTATTGCATCACGGAGGGCTTACCGATGAGCCGCAGCTTGATAGATGAATCGATGATGGATCGCCTGATGCGCGCCATGCGCAACGCAGCGCTGGAAGAGGCTGCGGAGATTGTGAATACGATATGTCCGAATTATCGTGCGCCTACGCTGCGCGAGCATATTGTGGCTGAGATACGCAAACGTAAGGAGCCGTCATGACCAATGAGCCGAGCGCACTAGCGTGGCGGATATGCAATGAGGATTGGAGCCTGGATGAAATCGCGGCGCGCATCGAAGCCCACGCCGCTCGCAAAGTGGCCAGAGAGCGCGAGCGCTGCGCGCAATTAATCC